CTACCAGCACGGAGAGATGCGTCCTGTCCAGACAGTGCGAATGCGCCAGCGTCACCTGCTGTGCGTCTACCAGCACGGAGAGATGCGTCCTGTCCAGTCAGAGAGAATGCGCCAGTACCGCCTGCCGTGCGACGAGCTGCTCGCAGAGATGCGTCCTGCCCTGTCAGCGAGAATGCGCCAACACCTCCTGTCGTGCGACGAGCTGCTCGCAGAGATGCGTCCTGTCCAGACAGGGAGAATGCACCAGCACCTCCTGTCGTGCGTCGAGCAGCTCGCAGAGATGCGTCCTGTCCAGACAGTGCGAATGCGCCAGCACCGCCTGCTGTGCGACGAGCTGCACGCAGTGTCGCGTCCTGTCCTGCCAGCGAGAATGCGCCAGTACCTCCTGCTGTGCGACGAGCGACCCGTGTACCGGCCTGCTGTCCTGTCAGCGAGAATGCGCCAGCATCTCCGGTCATGACATAGTGAGTCGTGCCGAGCTGCGAGCTGATCGCGACAGCCGATATGGGTGCGTGTCCTAGCATGGATCACCTCACGCCAGGGCTGAGTCGATCTCGGACTGAGTCAGGAGGCCGGCATCTCTCAACGCATTCAGGCCGGCATGCAACCTAGGAGAGTCTAGATCGACGCTGCCATTCGCGAGGAGCCTGTCGTACCAGAGACGGACGATAGGATTTTGCTGTGCGGCCGCCACGACAGCAAGCTGTGTGACCTCGCTGAAACGATCCAGAAACTCCAGAGAATAAACCAGTCGAGGAGCAGGACGATCGATCCAAGCATCAACGATCGCCTGACCAGCAGCTCGCTGCTCATCAGTCGCCTCGGGAGCGAAACTCACACCGTATCGACCATCGAGATACTGCTCGACGCCGATGATCGGCGCGACAGCGGCGACAGTGGCGTGGAGGTCTGCTAGCATTCCCACCACCCCTGTATGCCTGCGCGGTCGGTGCCGTTAAAAAATGTCACAGTGCCGGTGCTAAATATGCGCTCGATCCAGTACAGCGTCCTAAATCCGATGCCTGAATATCCCGCCGCTCGACCGACTGCCGTCACTGGTTGACTGGCCACCTGGCTGAATGAGAATCCGGCGATGGTCCAGCCATAGGCCGGCGCGATGAAATCGACGGCATCATAGCCGATAGCCGTGATCCCGCCCTGCCCTGCCGTGCCATGCGTCGTGTACGAATGACAGGTCATATCGAACATGGACCCCATGACGCCGCAGACGATCTCGACCTTGTTTGAGGTTTGAGCTCTGGCCTGCTGGTATGTCGTGCTGGCGTATGTGTAGCTGGTGACGCCACCATCGACTTTATAGATCGGCCTTCTTTGTTGATGATAATAATTCCACACGAAGCGTTGCGCCGCCGTATCGCTGCACTGGTTTGCGGCGCTTGTCCTGATTGTTCCGAGATACCGGCGTGTCGTGGTGCCGGACTGGACTAGCACACCATCGACAGTGGTGAGCGCTGTGGCCCGCGTCGTGGCATTCGTCCATGCAGTGGTCGACAGCGCAGGTGATCCGCTCGAGACGATCGCATATACATCATAATTCGTGCCGGTCGTCAAGCCTGTCAGTGACAGGCTGATGCCTGTTCCGATGTCATAGGTGATCCATCGATTGCCCGTGTAAATTTCTATTTTGGAGTCGAGGTATGGCAAATAGTACAGGGTGCCTTGGGCGCTCAGGTCAGATGTCGGCACCGCCAGCGTGCTGGACAGTGACAGGCGACCACCGGGGATGATGTTGGGCGGCGTTACCTGATCGGCCGGCACAGTGACAAACACATCCTTGGTGCCAGCGCTGAGATTGACGGCAGCTCCCGAGTTGCTCGAGGCGATGACTGATGTCCTGGCGAGCGTCGTCGCAGGACTTCCGACCGTGCCGAATCCGACCTCATACTCGGCAGCCGTTCTGTGAGAAATCACATAAAAACAGGTGTTACTGGCACCGATGCCTGAACTGAATGTCTGGAAACCAGTGACGGCACCGGACAGCGTGAGCGTTCCGGTGCCGGTGGTGGTGCTCGTCTCTCGGACGCGGTCGGCGTAGACGAACGGCATGCCGATCTCCTATCAGGTGATCGTCAGGGCACCGTTGGTCGGATCATAGTCGAGGGTGAATGTCTCAGTGTCGGCCAGCGTGATGCTGCTGCCATAGTCGTACCAACCGATCAGCTCATCGTTGGTCGCCGTGTCGTTGTACAGGACGGCATAGCGAAACGCTGCCATCGCACCACCGCTCGCGGTGAATGTCACATCGCCGAGGACCAACTTGTAGGTGCCTGATGTCTGCGAGCTGCTGGTGATCGATGCGGTATTTCCACCAGCTGTGTAGCCGTTTCCAGCAGCGATCTGCGTGATGTTGGCCAGCACGGTGTTGGTCGCCAGCGGTGCGCTATTTGTTAGCGCAATTTTGAGGACATCGCTGCCGAGATTGTGCACCTTCTCGGCCAGCGCCTCGACAAACGAGTTGAACTTGTTGAATGTCGCCATAGTATCCTCCTACCAGAGAGCCACGATGTTGCTGGCGGTCGTGCCAGTCGCGAAAATTCGGACCACCCGAATAGGCAATATCTCGTGCTTGTCAAGGACGAATGTGACATCATTCCCCGAGCCTGCCATTCGCACCTTGAGACTGCCTTGTGCGCCGATATAGACACCTCTCGTCGTGTTGGACAGATCGGTGTCATCACTTGGCGTGACAGCTGCCGCGTCGTTATAGGGGCTGGTCAGGCCCTCCTGCTGATTGCTGTGGTGATCAGTCGGCATCTCAAGCTCCCGCCGTCGTGGTCGTCGTCGTCACCGCTCCTGGTATCGACTCGACACAGGTGATCACCTCATGCGTGCCGTAGCCTGTCGGATCCGAGACGCTGACGGCCTCCAAGATTCTCGAGCCATGCACGATCCTATGCGATGGACGCACATCGCCACGATACCGGATTGTCACGCGATACGGTGCCAGCGCCTGCTGCGACAGGCCGAGCTGGATCTCGGTGCCGGGCGACATCTCGACCATGGCCCACACGGTGCCGTAGGTCGTCCATGTCCGCACATCCTGCCCGTATGAGTCGGCCGACTCGCTCGCCGACTGGAGCTCGATGCGGTGCCGCAGCTCTCCGATCAGCGTGCGCCTCGCCATCAGCCGAGACTCCCGTCCTGATACGCCATCAGGAGCGATTCGACGGCCATCGGCACGGTCGACATCGTGCCTGGAGCGACAGCCTCGCGCTGCTCAAACCAGTGCGACACCAGCATGCGGATGCACAGTCTGAGAGGGGCCGGCACACTCGCTGCCGTCGAGCCGTATCCTGCGATCCAGTCGACCTCGATCCCTCCTCGCAGCGCTGTCTGGAGCGAGGGCCAAGTCGTGTCTGGATACAGCACCAGGCGTGGAGGATTGTCGTCCAGCAGGGTGTCGAAATCATCGGCCGCGTAGGTCAGCGTCTGCTGGTCGCCGTTCTCGTCGTAGTACCGGATCCGCGGTGTCGCGTATCCGATCCCGGTGATCGTGTTCGCCGCTGCCGTGATCGCCGGCGATCTCGGGAGCTCGATGTCGTAGGGCCAGTAGTCGAGCCGCATGCGATGTGCCGTATAGACCAGGCTGCGTCTCGTGTAACGCTCGACATGGATCCTCGCCGCGGTGATCAGCATCGAAATCGTGCTGTCCTCGTCCGAGCTGTCAACGCGCAGGTGCGCCTTGGTCTCGGTCAGCGTGACGGGCTCGACAGCGGGCTGGACGAGCGTGACGAGATTCACCTGGTCTCCCGTCTGCGTCGCGCGCCGCGCTCGGGGATCTCGGGCTCGGGTATCTGGATCGGCGCGGCGGGAGCGTCATCAACCGGGACAGCGACACCCGCGGCGACCGCGAGTCGCGCGTCTGAGTCGGGCATCTCGACGATGTCTCCGCACTGGTAGCTGACCAGCGTGCCGACCATGTGCTGCAGGATGCGTATTTTCATGACCTAATCCTATTCCGATTCGAGGTTGTAACGCAATCTATCCTGCGCTGTTTTTACGCTGTGACACGATGCGCACAGCGGCTGAAGGTTCGCGCGATCGTTCGTGCCTCCTGCGCGTAGCGGCACGATGTGATCGACCTGATCCGCGGATCCTCCACAGAGACGACAGATCGGCTCCTCGCGCAGGATCATGAGACGCCATCGACGCCAGGTGCGATCGTATCCGCGGTCGTGTGCCGAGGGTCGTGTGTCGCGAGCTCGCGATGGTCGAGTGACGGGTCTCGCGGGTCGATGTCTCGGAAGTCG